TGCGTTACCTGAATATGCTTCAGCAATTTTGAATGGGCTTAGTGCCTCTTCACCAGCTGTTGCGCCTGATGCACCTGTACCTACTGTGTCGCTGTAGCGTACACGTAGTGTGTGAATCTGACCAACTGGACCAGTCATTGGTTGTACACCAACAAGTTCGTTTGCAATAACTGTTGGCATAACACGTCTGATCACTGGAAGGATCACACGGTTAAGTGTTGCGATGTTACCGGCAGATGTAGCACCTGCAGTTGCGGTTTCAGCCAAATACTTGCGAGTATTTTCTAATGTTGAAGCCATTACTGCTTTCTTATTGCCTTGTAGGCCTTCAAGAAGTGCGCTTTTTGTATCGTGCCAGCGACTTTCTAATAGTTCTGACATTGGTTTCTCCTCTTTATAGTCCAGCTAGACGTTTTAAATCAATTACATTATGATCTACGTCTGCTTTGATGTCATTTGTTTGGGTTCTGTTGCCTGTTACTTCTTTTGCCTCTGCTAGTACTGCCTTCTTCTTCGCTGGAGTGTTACCGTCGATAACTGCCGGTAGGTATTTGTCAAACGCAGAACGAAGTCTGTCAGTCTGAACTGATTCCAGTAAGTCTACCATAATTTCACGCTGGTCTTTGCTAAGTGGCGCAACCATATCGTTTATAGTGTCTTTGCGTTTTGCACTTTCTGTAATCATTTTATTTTGATTAGCCTGTGCTTCCGCAAGTTTAATTGCTTTAGCCGCTGCTTCTCTTGCTTCTGCTAGTTGCTTGTCTTTTGTACCAACAACTTTCATAAGTTTTGAAGTTTCACTCTTCTCGTTTAGATATGAGTGACTATATTCGTTAGCAAATGCTTCGAATAATTTACGACCAAAATCATTTTCACGTGCTGCATCAATATCTTCTTTCAGTGCATGGATCTCTTTTTTCAGACCTTTTGCAACTGTTTCTGATACCAATTTGGCACTTTTTTGAACAAAGTCTTTTTTCACTTTGTTTACATGAGCTTTGCCTTCACGTACTAAGCGTACTTTTGTTTCGGCAAGATCTTTTTTGTCTTCGTAAAACTCTGCAATTTCTTTTGCAAGTGACTCAACTACAAACTCTTCTAGAGCAACAAACTTATCAGCCATTGCTTTTTGATCGCCATGTAGTTCCTTGATCTCAGTTGCTAGTTGTTCACTAACAAATGATTTCAATAGATTGGCATTTCTACGCTGTGCAATAGCAAATTTTGCTTTTGCTTCTGCTAATTGCTTGCGATCTTCTTGGAATTCTGCAATTTCTTCGCTAAGTTTTTCTGTCATCATAGCATCAATGGCTTCAACCATTGTTGTTTTATCATGCTCATACTTTTTAGCAAATTCTTCACGTAGTTCCGCAGTCGCTTGTAGGCGATTTTCTTTCACCTTTGCGTTCCATGCTTCTTCTAGTTCTGTGCGCACTTCTTCCGATAGTGCTGAATTTTCGAAGAGTGATTTTAGTGCATCTAACATTTTGTATCCTCTCCTAGTTAGCGGAGTTTGTCTATTATATCTAATAGACTCTCTTTTAAGTATTTTTGTGCCTTTTTGTCGCCTTGAACTTCCCTTGATGTTTGGAACGCCCTATAACCGCCTCTGCTATTCATAAGATGTTCGTATATCGGTGTTGGGTATGCGCCTGGCGCACTTGGCTGCGCCACAACGTCTACAGTGATAATTTCAAAATCTGATACTTCACCGTTACCGCTTTCGCTTACATTTCCACTACCTCTCGATGAAACGCCTAGTTTAACACTGCTTTCTAGCATTGTTTTAACTAATTGTCCCATCGGAGTTGGTAGAATTTTTAGTTTACCATAACCGTTTGGTCCATCCATCCACATTTCTGTAATCATATGGCTTACACGGTCTAAGTTGATGTTTAGTCCATCTGGATGATCTACTTCACCTAACACTGAATAGCCACCACTAATCTGCTCGTTGAGCGTGGTGACAGCCCTGCCAATCTCATTTACGGGATAAACACGCTGATTTGCGTTGCGTACTCCACCTTGGATACAAATACCTTTCATAAAAAGGTCTTTGCCCTCGTTGGCAGACTCAACAACCATTTTAGCAGCATCAAAACTCAGATGTTCGGCTAATAGTTTCATACTTCAGTCCTTACTTTGCTCTCTTAGGTGCGCCGTTTAATGGGCTTCCTGCACCTTTGTCAGCAGTCTCACCTGCGCCTTTTTTCTCAGCGCCGTGGCCTTTGGTGCTACTCATATTGGTTGCACCTTTTGCACCAGGAACGTTTACGTTCTTGGTATTCATATCCTTAGGATTCTGATCACTTAGTGCAGAACCTTTCAGGTTACCTTTGTTAGCTTCTACACCTGCTTCTGTATCGCCTTTTGCAATATTAGCACTTGTTCCGCCCATGTCGTTTTTACCTGCAACGATTGATTTGGCGTTTGCGCCGTTGTCGCCCATTGTTGCTGTTACTTTGTCAGTGTATTCACGCATGATTTCACTTGCGCTTTTAGCACCTTCTTTAACTTCTTCTTCATCAGTAGCTTCTTCAACTTCTTCGTCGGCTGCTTCATATGCAATTGCTTCTTCTTCAGCTTCTTCGTCGTCGTCGCCTTCTTCTGAATCCATGTCCATTGGCATATCCATATCCATGTCCATGTCGCCTTCGCCTTCGTCGCCTTCTTCGTCGCCCATCATAGCTTCAAATTCTGCTTTTAGTGCTTCTAGCTCGTCTTCTAGGTCTGCTACACGATCTTCAACGTCACCGTCTTCGTCGCCCATGCCCATATCATCGTCGCCCATTTCTGGTTCCATATCCATGTCACCGCCCATTTCTGGCTCTTCGATGTCACCCATCATGTCGTCTACTGGGTCACCTTCTGCAACATCAAAAAAGTTTTCGTCAACTTCTTCATCTGCTTCGTCTAACTCTTCATCTGATTCATCTAGATCTTCGTCATCTGACTCGTCTAGGTCTTCCTCTGATTCATCTACTTCTTCATCTGTAGCTTCATCAACTTCTTCATCAGTTGTTTCTTCTACTTCTTCATCTTCAAGTAGTGATTCATAAATATCTCTTGATTTTTCTACCACGATTTCGTGGAACAATGCTTCTGCACCTTCTCTGTCTTCATTTACAAGACGCTCAAGCATTTCTTCAAACTTGTTGCGATCAGTCATGTCATTCTCCTTTATTGTCAAGGCTGTCTATTATATTTACACTTTTTAGAAAATATACGTGTAAAATGGGGTCAAAACAGCCCATTTTACTGATTATTGGAAATTTTTCGCAAAATCATCCACTGTGATATGCGATAAATTGGTTAAATCTTTGAGATGATCAGGAATATAATCATTCATTGACTTTATTATTCGATAGTATTTAGTCTTTGGAAACTGATTTATACACATCATAGTTTGTCTTTGCCAGTTACCGTAATAGGTTGCTCTATCATTCACACCTTTATAATTTTTTGTGCCTGCATATACATTGTTTACTTTTTCTTGTTGCTCGCCTAATCCTACATAATCAAAGCCTAATATGTATATTACTTTATGCCCGTGTTGACTTGCAAGTAATAATGCTGTTGGACCGCTACTCCATCCTTTGTTAGGCTCCATAATTTTAATACCAGGAGTACGTTCGGTAAGTTTATTACGATTACTCCAAACATTATTTTTTGTTTGATATTGTGTTGTGCTTATTTCAGTAATCATTTTAGTATCAACACAAACTAAATGATCCGGAGCATACTCTCTAAATAGAGCGTTGCACCCATATACTGTTCCATATTTTTTAAAATTATGATGATTTATTTCTTTGCGACTAGTACCGTTGCCTAATACAAACGCTATTTTTTTGACCATTAAATTCCACCAGCTGCTGCCTGTGCTGCTAATCCATACATCTGTCTAATGTAGTTTAAATCTTTAGCTTTTTGATCTCTATGGGCATCGCTGGCCTTGCGGGCACGATTGATATCTTTAAGAGTTAAACGACTTTTACGTTCATCATCGACTTTAATCACATCGGTATCGTTTTGAGGATCATATGTTTCATCCTCTTCCGGTTCCATTGTTTCTTTGTTAAAGTAATATAATTCTCTTAGTATCATGTTAGTATTTATATAGTTTGTGCTGTTTCTTCGCCGCCTAATGCGCCGCCGCCGAGATCATCTTCTGTATTTGTACCAGGTGCTTCTCCAGTTCCGCCATCAATGCCACCTAGATCGCCGCCTAAATCATCTTCAAGCCCGCCTAAGTCTCCTGCAAGGTCAGCCCCGCTAAGTCCTGCACCACGCATTTCGCCTGCCATATCATCTGAAACTAGATCATTTAGATTTTCATCATTTTCTTCCATCCACAGACGTTCGTTCTCAGCAATTTCTTCTTCACTAAGTCCTAGGAAACGTTTCAGTGCAAATCTATTTGAAATATATGGAACTGCTGCCATTCCTGTAAATGTGCTAATACGGTTGTTATCAAGTTCTGCTTGTCTATATGCTGCAAAGTTTTGCGGAGGTGTTAGCCTCAGGTCAAACATACTAAAGTCTACATTTGCGCCTTTGCTTTGTAAGAATAGTTTGAACTCTTTGTTGAATTCTTCTTCAACCATGGATTGCAAACGTTCGCAATATTTGTTAAAGCGTAGTTCTTGAATATAGGCAGTACCCACACGTCCATCATTATACTGCGAAGCGCCGTCATCTGCTCCAGTTGGTAGGTACGAACTTGGGATACGTAAGCCGCGTACCAACTTATTAGTAAAGTATCTAAGGTCATCAATCTCTCCTAGGTTAGTCCCGCCTGGTAGAGTTTCAACCTTTGATCCACGACCTTCAGCAGTCTGTGGAAAAAAGTAATCTTCGTTGATTGACAGTGGATTATATGAACTGTCTATAACATTTGTACCACCACCTGTCTTGGATGGGATTCGTCTTTGGTGTATTTCCGTTTTTACACGCTCCACAAATTGCATAGCAAGGTGCGAAGGCATGTTGCCCACATCAACGTAGAATACTCTGCGCTCTGGCGCACGTTGGACACGATAGATAATAATCGCATCTTCTAATAATTCTTTTTGTTTATATACTTTAAAAATACTTTCAAGCAAACTATTACCAAATGGATAGTTTTGATCAAGTCCTTCACTCATTGACAAATGCAATACGTGATTAGCATCTACATAGGTTTCGTCGTGTTCTTGTGCAAATCTACTGGTGTTGCCACTAGGTGTATGATTGCCACCAGTCATGCCTTGTTGTTTGACTTGTTGATAACCGTTGGTACCACCTGGGCCATAACTGTTTTGTGTGTTTAATGGTGTTGCTTCTAATGCTTCAAAAGCAAAGTTTAGATTTTTTACAACATATTGCTCAGGTTTTTTACCTTCACTTTCGTTTACAATAATTTTTGTTACTTGACTAGGATCAACATGAAACAATTTTTGTGTTTCTGGATCTCTAATAAAAAATTGATCGCCATACTTAAATGCATTACGGATAGTTCTAAACATACGTGTTTCAAATTGATTTAATTTGCACCACTGTTGTAAGTATTGTCCAATTACTTGTACTTCGCTGTTAGTTGGTGAACCTTTAAAGTCAATATTAAAATGTGTATCGTTTTGTTTGTTCTTTTGTGTGCAAAACTCTGCAAGAATATCCAATGCAGCATTTACTTCACTATCGCTGTCCATTGTATTGTACTGATTGTAACGTTCAATACGATTTGGAGAGCCAACATATACGTCAGGCAAATGAGAGGAATAGTTTGCAGCAGCAGGGCCAACGCCATTGTTGCCTTTTAAACTAAATGGTGAGTAACTACCATTCCTGTTATCCGCAGTTGGAACTGGGGTAAAGTATTTTTTCCAACTCATTTATACACCTCTCAACATATTGCCTGTAAGGCCTTTTGTAGCTTTCATTGTTTTTCTTTGTGTACCCACTGCCATATTTTCAACTGTAATCAATTGTCCTAATAAACTTATCATAGTATCCAATTTATCATCATTCATAGATTGACTTTGGGCTGCACTACTAGTACTTATGCTATTTGCCACATTTGATTGCACTTCTTGAACATTATTATCCAGTGATCTAATGCTTTTCATTAGTGTTTGCATAACACCCATACTGGTTTTTGCACTCATTACATTTGCCGGACCTGATATAAATTCAGGACCTGCTTCACCTACTAATCCATAACCGCCTTGTGGAATAGATCCGCCTTCGGCAAATCCTCCACTAAAACGTCTTCCACCTTGTTGTGATTGTCTAAATCTTTCTAGTGCAGCATTTGTATGTGCTTGGTTTTGTCTTAGTGTCTCAACTCCTTGTGCTGCACGTTCAGCTGCTTCTCGTGCTGCTTGCATAGGAGGATCCATTGCAGTAAAACCTTGACTGGTTAGTTCTGCAACTCTTGCATTTGCTTCAGCTAATCTTTCTTCAGCTGTTGTTATTCTTTGGCTAGTTTGTTCGCCTTCTTCGGCAATTGCTGCTGCTGTGTTATCTGCAGCAGTTTGTGTTGCTGCAACAACGTCTTCTCCATTTTGTCCTAATGTAGTGTTTATTCCTTCTAGCAGGGCATTGTTTATATTCATGTTTTCTCTGCTAGTGTCTTTAGCATCTTCAAACCCAGCAATATCAAACAGAGCATCTACACCTTGATTTATACCTGCAGCAATTTCAGATGCACTAGGCATAGCAGCTGATATTCTATCCAATGCTCCTATAGCAACATCTTCAATTCTGCCAATTGTATTTTCCATAACAGCAGTAGAGACTTCACGTAGATTTTCTTGCATATCAATAGTTCTATCAAATATGCCAGTAACTTGTTCCATCTGGTGAACTTGTTGTTCTTGAATTTGATTACGCATTTCAGCTTCAGCTTGTGCAGCAGTTTGACCTGCACCTTTAGTTGCATCAACTGCATTTTTATAATCGTATGCTGCACCACTTGCATCTGCAAAAGCGTTGGAAATACTACTTACGCCACCTAATATAGCAGTGTTTCTAAATTCTTCTGTGTCTTGATAATCAAGTGCAGCACCACGTGCAGCAGCCATGGACTCTTGGAATCTTCCAATATCACCACTGTTAAATTGTGCAGCAGCATTGTACAATTCATCAGCGCCGGATCCCATTGCAAGCATAGCACCACGTGTTGCTTCTGTAGTAGGAGCACCTCTCAACGCAATGTCAACAAATGCATCAGCAGCATCTTGACCCATTGTTTCTTGCATTGTAGTAAGTTGAGTCATAAATGCTTGTTGCTCTTCGGCACTCTTGCCCATTAGGAATGCATTCACATCACCTTGACGTCTACGTGCTCGCATTTCATCTGCAAGCTCTTGTCTGTTTTTACCTGTAAGTTTTGCAAGTCCGTCAAGTTCAACCATCAACTCTTTGGCACTTGCCGCTTGCTCTTGTACACTTAGTCTATCCGTTCTAGCATTAGCGTCTGTAATTTCACCATACAATGCTAGATTTTCATTGATATCTTTTGTTGTAAAACCTAATCTACGTAATTCAGTACCTAACTCTCTACTGTCAAGAACTGTTGTAGACAATGATTTAAAATTAGCAATAGCTTGATCTGTAGTACCACCAAATGCTCTTAGAGATTCGCTGTTCTTTCTCAAGAACCCTGTCATGTCTTCAACTGATAAACCTAGTTCAGCAGCAGCAACTTTAATATCTTTAACTTCTTTGTTAAAAGTTGCACCTAAACCAGTAAGGGCTTGATATTCTGCTAAACTAGCTTCGGCAAAGTTTGCAAGTCCGTCAACAACTTTGCCAACCATGCCGCCCAGTTTACCAAAGGCATCTGTATTTTTAGATAATGCACCACTATAAGCAGTTAAATTTTGTTGACCAGTAAGGAGTGCACCGCCTAAACCAATAGCAGTGTTAGCTGTTCCGCCAAGAGCTTTCCTTAAACTTTCAAGGTTACCTCCAAACAGATTGCCTGCTTGTTCCTCTGCCAAATCAATATACTCCTATATTATTATCAAATAAATATACTATAGTATTTACCTAATAGGAAAACACATGGAAAATTCAACAAGTCCCCTCAGACAATTTCAAAGACAACCAAAACTTTTTATTGACTTACCGAGTCAAGGAAAATGGTATGATGAAAAAATATTATCAGAAGGAACTGCAACAAGTCTTGCAGTTTTCAGTATGACAGCAAACGACGAAATTGGTTTTAAAACACCAGATGCATTGGTTACAGGCGAGTCTACTGTGCGTAATATTAAAAGTTGTATTCCTGCTATTTTAGATCCTTGGAATATTAGAACAATTGACAATGACAGTATACTAATTGCTATCCGCATGGCAACCTATGGACAAAGTATGACTGTAGGTAACAAGTGCAGCAAATGCGGAGAAGATAATGCATACGAAATTGATTTACAAAAATATTTAGAATATTATAATAGTAAAACCTATGATGATACTTTGAAGTATGAAGACTTTATTGTAAAATTACATCCGTTGACATATAGACAATGGACAGATATTCAAAAAAGTCAAACAGGATTTCAACGAGCTTTGAATTTTCAAATTCCAAAACTCGAAGACGAGACACAAAAAGAACAAGCAATTCAAAGTATTGTAGATCAAATCAATGATTTAACTTTAGCAAGTATTATCAATCAAGTGAAGTCAATTCAAATTGGTGAAGAAACTGAAACTGATCCTGCAGAAATTGCTAGTTTTTTAAACAATCAAGATGTAAAGTTTTTCCATATGATCAAAAAACAAATTGAAGAAAACATCAATAACTGGCAACTGCCATTGGAAGACATCAAATGCGAGTCTTGTGGACATCAAGACAAACTTAGAGTATCGTTGGACTCATCAGATTTTTTCGCAGGAGGCTAACGAAACTAGACGAAGCCCAAGTTCTTTCGTTAGCCGAAGATATGGAAAATGAAATAAAACAAATTAAAGAAGGCTTATATCGTTTATCTTGGTACATGCGTGGTGGTGTAACATTTGATCAACTACTGTACAACACAGACTTAGAAGACCAAGAAGTAATGTCTCATATAATCAAAGAAAATATAGAAAATACAAAAACAGCTAAAATGCCGTTGTTGTGATTATTGTGGGCCTGCTGGTGCATCAGGATTTACAGGCATTCCTGGCTCGCTTGAAGTTTCAGGATCAGCACCTGGTGCTGCTTGAGTAGAATTAGCTTCCGGTGTTTCCGTAATTCCTAAGATTTCATTTAACAAGTCTTCTCTGCGAGATTCTGGAATATACGGAACAAGTCTACTTTCTTCGCCTTCGCCAAACATCAAAGATCCGAACACAAGTTTAGCCCATTCACTATCCGAATAATACTCACCTTCAATGCCGCCGGTAGTTTGCATTTCAGTTGAAAACGATCTTACTAAAAATCCTGTGCCATACGCACCGCCGGCAATCGTAGCAACTTTTTGCAATGCAGCGTTAGCATTGCTACCAACAAACTGAAATGCATCGCCAAAAATAGTATCAGCAATATATTTGGCAAACCATCTATGTGTGGAAGGTTGAGATAAAATAATCAATATTCCGGCACTAGCAATTTCTGTAAGTGCAAATCCTGCTACTGCGCCTACTACAGTACCTGCACCTGGTACAATTGAACCGGTTACTGCACCTGCTGCTACTGCTGCTCCTCGCACGGTGTTTTTTAACACTGTTACTAGCTTTCTAAGTCGTTTGAAATCTAAAAAGAAGGTTAAAAGAATTGATGTAAGAGTAAGGTATGCTTGTCCTGCAATAATTTCTGCTTCTCTTTGAAGTTCATTTAGTTTATCACTACCTTGTGGTAGTTCTTTCATTTCGGCATCTATTTCGTCTATTGCTACCATCATTCCGTAAAAAATAGCCAACATAGCAGCAACCCTACTGCCGCCTATAGCACCAATAGCTCGCATAGGTCCTCTTGCAGTAGTAAACCATTGAGCAACCCGACCATTTCTAACACTAACTTTAGCTATTGCTTGATTTAAATTATAGTTAGCAATGTTTCTTTTTATAGAAAACTCTGTTGCTCTTGGTTCGCCGGTAATACCCAGTGCTTTAAGTCTACTAGGGTTTCTAAATTCACGGGTAATCTGTTCAGGTGTTTTATTTTGCCCTTGCATCTCTATCATGCGAGCATTTAAACGTTCAGCATCTGCTTCGTTGGTAATATTTTCTATAATAGTTTTTCCATCTGGAAGCACTAGTGTCCACTTATTACCTCGTTGAACTAATCCTTGTCTTATATTTTTTTGACTTGTTTCGTTGCCAACGTTTGGTGCATCTGGCTCAGGAGTAGATGCTGGAGTTCTATTACTACCTCGTCTTCTTCTTCTATTATCATCAGCAGGAGTATCGTCATTTCTTGGAGTAGGAGGAACTGGATTTCTTAGTCTCTCCGCTGCTCTTTCTGCACCGCTTTTTGCTTTATGACCCGATATAAACACAGGTGTACCTGATGTTGTATTGTACACAGCCCAACGTCTTCCATCAGGTGTTTTTCTTACAACAAATGTTTCTTCTTCTAGTAATATGTTTGCTTCAAATAATAATTCAGATAATTTCATTCAGAGATATTCCAAGTGTATAGTGTATTTAGTTATTATAAGATGAACTAACGTTCATCTGTGTTTTCGTTACACTCAACACGAACTATTTGTTCTTGATTATAATACTAATAAGGCATATGCGAATGCATATGCTTTTAATATTATTCAGATTGTGAAGTCATAATTCGCCCGTTGCCGGGCGAAGGTAGCTTTGAAACATTATTCGAGTCGCTTCAGCCATCTTGTTAAAAGAGATTTTAATGTTATTTCAATTTAACACTAAACAAGTTAATGTTACTTTGATTTAACATTAAGTGGAGGCGGTTGACCTGTATCCCCCTACTCTAGCTTCGTCATATCAACGGAAGGCAGTTATTCCCTAACAAGCGAAAACACTTACCCTTGGGTTGCTTTTTCTCAGAGCCCATTCCTTTAAAGCCTATCGTATACTTCTTCACGTGAGCATTCCACACCACCGGCCACGAGCATTACCTCGGCTGGATCTTGGAGTTTATTTAGAGCTCAATATATAGCCTATTTGTGTTCTAGTAGTGCCTGGCGTAATTTATTTGAACCACCAACTCTAACATTGATGATGCCGTTGTAATATTCGTCTGTTTCTAATACACGCCTGTCAAATTGTTCTCGTGCTTCAATGTAACTCATTTCTGCTCTGCTTTTGCAGAAGTAAAGTATTTCACGAGTAAAATTTTCTTCGCCTAAGTTTTTTACATCTTCGTTCAGTCTATCTGAACTTCCCCAGTATTCACGCCAATCGCTTTCTTTGTAGCCTCGACGTTTGTTTTTTCTGCCTTTTAATGGTGGCTTGGTTGTTTTAAACTTTGCTAGTTTTTTGCCTACGTATTTTTGTTTTGTTTTTAAATTTGTAATTAGATATACAAAGCCTTCGTATTCATCGTCTATTGTGTCTACGGGTTTACCTTTATATGTCCAACTCATACATTGTTTACCGTTGGAGTTATGATGGTAGTTCCGTTTTTGGTTTGCCTATAGTTTGTTGCCAAGCACCGCCAAACATTTCATTTAAATATCTTGACGGCCATTGATTTAAGCCTTTATCGTGTTCTTCTATATTATTAAACATCTTATAAAAAATGTCAATTGATTTTTTATTGTTTGACGCTTGTATTTCGTGTAATAATTTTTCATTGCGTACTCTTCTGATATACGCTTGTTGTTGTTCAGCAGTAGACTGTGTGGGCCAATCTTCTAAGTCTTGTTTGTCCATCCAGTTGTTAGCAATATCTATCCAGTTTACATCTACAAACAGTGAAACATAACCTATGCAACTGTCCATACAGTTTGCCATATTGTAGTATTTTTCTTTTACAAGTTGTTTATGATTTAGTTCTTCGCCAAGGCGTCTCATGTCTTGCCAAAAATGATTATTACCTCTATTGCTCAAAGTATAATGAACTGCTGTATAATCTGCAATATCTTGGAAGTAATTATTCATTTTACGATTATAATAATCTTTGTCCAAGTCACGTTGATGCATCCAAGCAACACGTTTTACACTTGCAATGATACTAGCAACAGCATTTGCTTCTAGTGGATCTGAAAATGCTGCTGACATTCCAATAGCAAAGCAGTTTCCAACATTTGGAGTTTTTAATCTTCCAGGTTTCCATTTTAACAAACGTGGTGGACGAATATTTCTATCTCCGATTTCGTTTTTAAACCATTCAAGTGCTTCGTCGTCGCTAAAATATTCATCACTGTAAATTAGTCCAGTACCCATACGAGCATCAAGACAAATTTTAAACTGCCAGCCCATGTCACGTCTAATACTTCTTGTATAGTTTACAAACTCTGCATCTTTGTCCTCATAACGAATAGGACAAACCCAAGCACTATTCATTTTGTTGGCAGGCGTTTGTATAAACTCATCTGTAAGTTTACTAATCAATAATCTAGCCAATCCAGTACAATCCATCCACAAGTCGCTAGTAACTTCTGTACCATCTTCTAAAACAACACTACTAATACCGTTTTCGTCGGTGTTGACAGTTTCAACGTGTGCAATAGTTTCTATTACGCCATATTTTGTGCAAACATTTTCAATTAGCCAAGGTGCAGACTTTTCTGCGTCAATATGATAAGCATACGTTCCTGTGGCAGGTAATTGATAGTTGCCATCATCGTCAAAAGGCATTTTCAAATCTTTACAGTATTGATAACATTCACTGTTGTGATGATACAAATCTAAATCTGGCGCAGCACCACTGCGATAAACGTCTAACCAAACATCGCTCGTTCTTAGATCATTAGGTCCGACGCTGCAAACATTTTGCCAAATTGTTTCCTTGTTGTAGTAGTTGCTCCAATAAAAATTACGCAAAACATCTTTACCGCCATCGGCTGTATCTGTCCAGTCTTCCATGTTGTTTCCATACTTGAATAGTGCATTTGTTTCTTGCATAAAACGTTTTTCGTCAATGCCTAATGCACCAAACATTCCAGGTAAGTGAGGACTGATACTTTCACCAACACCAATAGTTCCAACTTTAGGACTATGAATCATTTCAACTGTTGCATTTGGAAATTCTTTTGCTAAAAATGAACTTGTTAGTGCTCCTGCAAATCCACCACCTACAACTGTAATTTTCATTTCTTCTTTTTCCTTTCGTGGTTAGCCTTGCCAATATTGACAGCCCACTTGCCGCTGGCACGTATTTCGGCTAACTCCTCTTTGTATCTCTGTTTGGCCTCTTCGGCTCTTGTTTTGCACAAGGCAACTAATTCTCTCAACTCTCTACGTATACGTCTTTTACTGCGTTCACTTGGTAAACGTTCAAAGTCTTCGCTTGCAGCCAAGTAGTCTAGTACCTTTTGCATTAATTTATCATGCGTGTCGTCTGTCATTCTACAATATCGATATCGTTCTCATATGAAGTAAAGCCATTTTCTTTTATAACTTTCATAACATGATTGACTCTACCAACAAGTTCGTCTTTGTGTGAGATAAGGAAAACATTTTTGCTACGCTCTCTACCCATCTTCTTGAGTACAGCGAGCGCATTTTCAACACCGGCAGTGTCCATACCTGAGTCAATAAGCTCATCGATGAACAACAAGTTGATGCCTTGATACAACGATTCCCAAACATCACGGAATGCAAAACTCATGCCTAGTATCAGTCTGTTGCGTTCGCCTCTTGACAAGTTATCAAAGTCCAAGTCTTGTCCTAGTTGTGTAATTTCAACTGACAAATCGTTTTGGAATTCAACTTGGTGTGGTAAGCCTAGTCGGTCTAAATAGTATGTGAGCCTATTGTTTAAGTACGCCAAGTTCTGATCAATGATCTTTTTGCGTATAAACGAGTCTTTGTTTGTCAAAAGTTTCAGTAGAAACTCTTGATGTTCACGCAAGTTAGTAAGATCATTTACAGGTTGCCAATCAATTTCTTGCAGTGCTGTTGTCTTCAAGTCATCAATTTGCGCTTGGTATGGATCTTCTTCTTGCGTTTTACTTATCAAAGTTTGCTTTAAATTATCTACATTGTTTCTGTGTTCGTATGCTTCTTTAGCACTCTCATAAAACGTGTTAGGACGTCCGTTGATGTCACCAATTTCATTGAGAAACTCCATAGTTGCTTCTAATTTGTCCGCAACTTCTGTTTGATATGCAATTGCATCGCTCAATTCTTTTTGTTTTTTGTTTTCAATTTCTGCTTTCTTGTCTGCATGAAGCGTTTGACCGCAAGTGTAACAAATAGCATCGTCAAGTTCTTTGATATCTTTTTCTGCTTTGTCAACACCTTTGGTTGCTCGCATCAATGCTGTTTCAAGTGTTGCTTTTTCTTTATTTAAACTGGTTATGCGATTATTCAACTCTGTCCAGTTAGTTAGTTGGTCATGTGCTTCTAATTCTGCATCAATATCTAGTTTTTCCAGTTCTTCTAGTGCATTTTGCATTCTATCTGCATCAGTTTTGCGTTTTGCAACCCAAGCACGTTGTCTACCAGCAAGTGTTTCAATACTTTGTTCAATCTTTTTGTTACTTGCTTCTATTGCATTGATCTTTAGTGTTTCTTCTGTGATAAAGTCTTTGGTTTGTTTGACTTTTTCTTTCAACAAGTCTGCTTTTTCGGTAAGAATAGTAATGCCAAGTAGCTGTTCGATAACTGCACGTTGGTCATTTGCTCTCATACTGAGGAAAGGCTCTGTGTATGTGTTGAGTGCAACAATATGTTTGAACATATCGTGACTCATATCCAATAAACTATCAATATCTTTCTGTGTTTGACGACTATCGCCCTGTGATTCGTCGACATCTTCTTTTTGTTCGTGGTCATTTATGTAAAACTTGAGAACATTTGGCGATCGACCACGTTCGATGCGATATTGATTGTTGCCTTTCTCGAAGTTAAGGGTGACCAACATGCCTTTAGAGTTTGTCTTGTTGATAAGATTGTTTCTCTTGATGTTGGTCAGTGCTTGGCCGTACAAGGCGTAGGATAATGCATTGATTATCGTTGTTTTACCTGTACCGTTTCTGGATCCGGTGTCGTCACCTCCTTGGTCTAAGTTTTCACCAAGCACAAGAGTGAGTTGCTCCTTGTTGAAGTCAACTGCTTGGGTAACATTACCCACACTCATAAA